TATGTGGCCTTGTTGCATTTACCAATTAATTATGAGTTGGTGAATAATGGTGACGACTGTATTCTAATGTTAGATAGATTTGCGTATGACCTGGACGGCTTGCATGAGGTGATCCGCCAGGCTTTCCTTGATTTTGGATTTGAATTGGACTTTGGTCTACCAGTTTTTGAGTTGGAGAAGGTAGTGTTTTGTCAGCAGTCACCTGTTTGGACACCAATGGGCTATAAAATGGTCCGTGATCCTCGAACAGCGTTACTCAAAGACACAGTATCCATCATCCGATTGTCATCACCAAAAATGGTTGACCAATTTTGTTGGTCCATTGGGAGTGGTGGCATGGCTTTGGCAGGTGATATGCCTATATGGAGCAGTTTCTATAGTTTTTTAAGAAACAGTTCCAAAAGTAGACAACCACTTCGTGACCAAAGATACAAAGATAGTCCAATATTTTGGAATGGGGGGTGCGTGGCTGGTAGCTATGTACACCCCCGTACTCGAGCTTCTTATTTTATTGCCTTTGATATAACTCCACAGGAACAAATGGGATACGAAAGTATATTTGATAACATGTCGTTCAGCAATGTTTTTGATGAATTCCGTACCCCGATGTTTGTGGATTTCTTAGTCAATCCTTAGACCAGCATGTCTTTAAACTGTTATTGGGTCATCTGTGTTAAACGGCCCAAAACGCATGACGTGCTAACCAAAATGCCTAGAGACTGCACGGCGCCACCCTTCTTGAGGGCACAGATGATGTACAGTCCCCCTTGGTTGGTGGGGGATCCAATACAATCAACCATCATGGTTAAAAAGACTCAAGCTAAGAATTCTAGCAAACGGGCTGCCCCTACCAGGGCTGCTCCAAGGCGTATCAGTAAAGGACTTGCTGCTCCTGCCAACCAAAGGGGTAGGTACCCAGGATTGGGTGGTGATGTCGGGCAATTGCTCGGCGCGCCATTCGGTATGGGCGCTTTAGGCAGAGCGGCGGGTTCATGGTTGGGAGGTATAACAGGT